CAGACTTATCTAAAACACCTTCTAAAACATTTGAAGGAGATATAATGTATGAAGGCAGGTTTGGTAATTCTTTACGTTTTTCTTCTGATTTATATAATGGGGAAGGTCAACAAGGTGAACCATTAACTATATTAGCTAACCAAGCGGGTAATAGTTTAATAGAGGATATTAACAGAGATAAAGCATCGGTTTATTTAACTACAAATCAAAAGATTACTATTAATGCCGCTAATAATGCTCGTTTAGACAGTTTCTTTACCCCACCACCTCCCTCACCTGAGAGATTAACTCCCTCTCAAGCAGAAGAACTAGCCACCCAATCCCCAGAACGAGTATTAACTTCTAAAAATAAAATAGATTTAGAAAATATAAAATCAAATAAATTTTTTGAAATATATGATTTGGAAGAATTAGGAGTTTATAAAGATAATAATAATCAAGATGCTAATATATACAAATTAGTATATAAGTTAGGTGGTTATAAAGCAGCTATAGGTGAGAAATTAATTGAACCTTTTATAAAAATAGTAGAAGCAGCTTTAGAAGATGGTGTAAAACTAATAGTAGATAGTGGATTCAGACCACCTTTTGGAGAAGGAATACCTGAAACAGAAACCCCTTCCCAAGAACAATTAAGAGAAGAAAATCTATTACCTAAATGGGTAGGAAAAGTAGATCCACAAAATCCAAATCTTCGAAAACTTAAATATTACTTTGACGCAGAAACAGCTCCTGCGGGTGAGTCAGCCCACGGAATATCTTTAGGGGTTGATTTTATAACAGCTAATGGAACAAATAAGGCTTTTAGATGGTTAATAAAAAATGCTGATAAATACGGATTTGTACGAACCGTAGCAAGTGAACCATGGCATTGGGTATACCTACCTTCGGCTACAAAATTTCAATATATACCACAAAATGATCCTTCTTGGAAAGGACTAGCATAATATGGCCTACGATTCATCATATAAACCCACACCACCCGAAAAATACGATCAACCTCAATGTATAGTTGATTCAGGTAGATTATTATTTAATGCTAAAGAAGATAGTATTTTAATGTTTTCTTCTAAAGCTATAGGTTTATCTTCTGTTTCTTCCGTTAATATTGATACAGGAAAATTTATAGTAAATGCTGATAGAATTGATTTAGGGTTAAATGCTGGAGAGCCTTTAGTTAGAGGACAAAAGCTATCTGATTTACTCTTATTAATGATAGATGCCTTGGAAAACCTATCTTTACAGTTAGAACAAGTAGTATCAACTCCTCCGGGTACACCTATACCTCAAATAACAATAGCTGCTCAACTATTAAAAGTAAGGGTAAAGAGTTTATACCAAGATTTACCTGAGATTAGATCTAAACAAAACTTTACCTTATGATTAATCCTTTAATAAATCAAATATTAGGTAAAGCATTTTCTTTTGAAAAAAGAGCTAATGATGTGTTAACTTCTTTAACCCAAAAATTTCAAGAATCTTGCCCCGCTCAAGAGGAACTCCAATCTATTACTGTTAAAAGAGATAATTTAGCTACCTCTTTAAACGAAGTATACCAATCTATTAATGTTTTACAAAAAATTATAGGTATTACTAATGGTATAATTACCCCCACTGAAATTACCCTTACAGTACTAAAAGCACTCCCTATACCCAACCAGTTTACTACAGCAGGTTTAGTTATAACTTTAGGGGATGTGTTAGATGTAGCTAAAGATTTAGTTTTAAAATCCAAATCAGAGGTAGGTAGTTTAGAGAGTGCTTTAAACCTTACTCAAAATACCCTTACTCAAATTACTACTCAATTACAAAATTTAGATATTTTAATATTAAACTGTTCCCAAGAACAAGATATAGCCTTTGAATCCATTAACGATGAGTTAAACCAGTTATCAGCTGCTGCAAATCAACAACAACAAGACACACAAAACCAAACCTCACCAGGGATACAACAAAATGGAATTGGATATAAAGGATTAATTCTAAAAGTTTTACTTGATTCCTCAAACCAAACTTCATATCCTCTACGATATGCTGTAGCTCTAAACGCTAATGGTACTCAAGTATTAAGAGGACCCTCAAGTTTTTCGTCATCTACTCAAGTATTATTGGATGAACTTAAATTCGAGATAGACCAGCAAGGCATAACAGGCTAAATGTAAATATATTTATAAACACATAGTTAAACATGAAAACAGAAGCTTTTAAAAAAATTATTAAAGAAGCCGTAAAAGAGGTTATTCAAGAGGAATTATCCCTAGAACTACGTAAAATAGTAAGGGAGGAATTATCCTTAGCTACCCCATCTTCTCAACCTATTACTGAAACACAAATCTCATCAAACCAACCTACTGCTGATTTTAAACCAATGATGCAGCAACTAAGTTCAGAGATGGCTCAATCTTTTATGGGAACAGGAGCAACAACCCCACCTGCACAACAGTTTAGACCAACAGCAATGTCAACTGCAGCAGAGGGTTCAGCTTTACCTCCTGGAGAAGTATCATTAGATCAAATTACAGCTTTATTAAGATAAAATAGATGGCAACAAACCTTATTCGTAAATCACCAATAGATAATCAACCACGTAAAGCGGTTGGAGTTGGTATTCCCTTTAATGCGAAAGGGGTTTTTCGATCCAATTATACTACCCAAGATCAAATAAAATCTAATTTGATTAATTTCTTTTTAACTAATAGAGGAGAAAGAGTTTTTAATCCTACTTTTGGTGGAAATTTAAGGGCTACAATATTTGAACAATTATCTGAAAGTACTATTGATAATGTAGAGGATATAATTAGAGAATCTTTATCTCAATATTTTCCTAGAGTTATTATAAGAGATCTTCAAATAAATACAAACCCCGAATACAACATATTAAATATTGTTTTAACTTATGCTGTAAGTCAAACAAATATACAGGATACTATCAACATAGATTTTAGTTAATTATGGCGGAAACTAAAGACATAAAATACTTAAATAAGGACTTTACCACCTTCAAGCAGGCATTAGTAAACTATGCCCAAACCTATTTTCCAGATACCTATAATGACTTTTCTCCTTCATCCCCAGGGACAATGTTTATCGAGATGGCCTCATATGTGGGAGATGTTTTATCATACTATTTAGATAATCAAGTACAAGAGACATTTTTACAATACGCTAAGCAAAAAGAAAATTTATTTGCACTAGCATATATGTTAGGTTATCGCCCTAAAGTAACTTCTGCCGCTACTGTTGATATTGATATCTACCAAACCATCCCAGCATTAGCCACTGGTAGTGCTCCGGATTTTGATTATACTTTGTATATTGATGAAGGTACTCAAATACGATCTACATCAAATTCAAATATAAATTTTTATATAAAAGATGACGTTGATTTTTCATTTTCATCTTCTTTAGATCCTACCGAAATTGTACCATTAAACGTACAACAAAACGGAAATGTTGTAAATTATTTAGCGAAAAAAACACGTAAAGCCCTAGCAGGTACTGTACAAACTACTACATTTACTTTTGGAGGAGCTGAACGTTTTCCTGTATCCACCATCACCGATAATAATATTATTCAAATATTAGACATCACAGATTCTGATGGGAATAAATGGTATGAGGTACCATTCTTAGGTCAAGAAACTATATTTGAACAAGTAGAAAACACTACTTTAAACTCACCTAACCTATCTAACAACCAATCACAAACACCTTATCTTTTACGTTTACGTAAATCACCTCGTAGGTTTACTACTCGTTTTAAGGCAAACAACCAATTAGAAATTCAATTTGGTGCTGGTACTTCAAACGATGCAGACGAGGAAATTATACCAAATTACGATAATGTTGGTTTAGGTTTAACACAGGGTTTATCTAAACTGTATACTGCATTTGATCCTTCAAACTTTTTATATACTGAAACATACGGTATAGCACCTAAAAATACTACTTTAACAGTACGTTATTTAACCGGTGGTGGTGTTGAATCTAATGTTCCTGCAGGAGATTTAACTACAATATCATCTCAAACT